AAAGAGCATTTGCCAGACTGTTCATGTCTGTCATTTGTGAATCATTATAAAACGTCTTTTGAACGCTTATATTTGTTCCTGTTAAGCTCATAATTATCTAATTTTTATAAAGTTAAGTTGCATTTTAAAATTGCCATTTATTATAAATTAAGATCTAAATCATCCAAGTCTACTTGCTTACTCTTACGTCTTTGACGTCCTCGTGCACTTTTAACTCGTTCTTCATTTCTAGAAATTCTATCTCTCAACGATTTAGCATTTTGTGTTTTAGCCTTTTTTTCTACCATTTTTTGTAGATCAAAACCTTTAAACATTAAATAATCAATCGCGAGTTTAGTTTCCATCTCTGCTTCTGCGTGATCTAAATCTCGCTGTGTGCGACCATCTCTAGTCACAGGATTTGAGATATAGTCAAAAAACTTTGACTTCTCTCTCTTTGGAATAGAGATACCTGCAAAATCGTCAGTATCGTCGATGGTTTCGTACACACCATTCCAAAACTCTTGTTGCTGTTCTTCCTGCTGCGCGCGTTGTGCCTTTTGTTGTTCAACAAGTTGGCTTCTGTTTTGCTCCTGCATCTTACCTAGCGCAGTTCTAGCAGCTTCAGCTTTCTGGTATAACTTACCAGTATCTTCGTAGTCAGTCAATAACTCATTTATAAAATTCTGATCATGTCCTTTTGTTACAAAGTAATCAGATAAAATAGCTTTTTGACTTCTAATGTCTTCTTCCTCAAAACTTATTTGGTTGTAGTCTAACTGTGGATCATATGCTTGCATAAAATTTTGAGACTCTCCACCATTAAGAACGTATTCTAGATGTCTTTGTACTAATGGAAAGTTCTCAAATAAATTATTTAGTTGATCTTCCGCCATCTGTTGTCCAACATCTTGTGTCATTGCTAGTAAACCTTCTTCAGTATCGTCGTACTCATCTTCAGTCTCGTAGCCTAACTTTTCTAGTATTGAAGCAACTACTGTAGAGTTAACAGCTTCTCTGTCATCCTCCTCTTCGTCGTCTTCATCTTCCTCATCATCTTCTTCGTAGTCCTCATCTTCTTCATCTAGCTCTTCTTCATCTTCTTCTACGTCTTCAGACTCTTCTAATTCTTCTGCATCCGCGTCAAGCTCTTCAGCTTCATCGCTTGGAGCGTCTATTGCAAGATCTTCAGCAACTTCTGTGCTTTCTGATCCGCCTCCTGTAATTACATCGTCAAATGAAATATCATCTAAACCAATGCCTTCTTCTTCTGGGTTCATAATCTATAAATTTAGTTTTTACAAAAATAGTTAAATATGCAACTATTATTAGGTGCATTTAGGTTTTTGGATATGTCTTTACTATATATCACTTATGTCTTTTTTCTACCGCGTCTTAGTGCTTCTTTAGCCCTGGTAAATATGCCTGATACTTGCGTTTTACCCATTACTTTGGCTCTTTGTTCGCCTACAGTAAGTATTTGTATCTTTCTAGCATAAGGTTTACTAACCCTTTTGACTTTAGCTACAGTAGCTCTAGCATCAGCTGGAGTAGCAAACTTAATACCTACAGTATCTTTTGGATTCTCGTCTGTGTATAATCTTCTACCACTGCCTTTTGGCTTTTTACCTGTGCCTGTTACTGGGTCTTTGCCATACTTAGATCTATACCCACCTTTCTTTTCTTTAAAACCTCCACTTTGATAGGCCGGTGTCTCTATAACTGTGCCACGCTTTGGACCTGTTGGTAGATTCTTAATACCTGGAGGTACATTCTGATATGATTGTACTAGGTGTCCTTGCTCATCCATCTTAGAGATATTGATTGGGACTTTCATGCCTTCAGTATTAAATGCTGTATTAGGAGCTACGTCTGGAAAAACCATACTAGCATCAGTATTACCCATAGTATGCTGCTCACGTAAACCTACTTGTTGTTCTTGTGGAGTTTGCGCAACTAGCATATTCTCCTGCTTAGCCTGTGCTTCTACTTGCAACATCTCTGGTATATTAGCACCTTGGTTAGCCATTTGATACAAGTCTAGTATGCTACCTTCAAATCCAGTAGCCCTAGCAGTATCTAATATTTCTCTACGCATTTGATTATTCAGCATTCCCTTCCCTTGCTATCTGATTTTTCTCACTATCATTATTTGTTTTAGCACCAAGTTCTTTCTCCCTAATATCTAACTCGCGCTGTTTGTTTTCAAAGTCTTGCATCAACTTTTGCATATTAAAACTATCTAACTCTGGATTCTTTCTAGCTTCTGCATTAATCAATGCTACCTCAACTTCAAGCTGCCTGTCTTTCTCTTTCTCAATAGCATCTTGCTCCATTTGCTGTTGTTGCATTTGCACTTGCTGCTCAGCTTGTTGTTGTTGTGCTTGTTGTTGTGCTTGCTCTAATTCTTCTGCAGCTTTCTCTGCTGCTTTAAGTTTACCTTTTATTTGACTGAAGTTCTCTGATTCAAACATCTCAGCTACCATAGATGCCTTAGTACCATTTTGGATCATAGCTTGTGCTAATCCTTTGATCTGATCTAATCGCTGTTGATCTTTACCAGCATCTGATACAAAAATACCATAGTTAGCTTCCATATGCTGTAAAGTCTCAAGGTCTAAGAAATCTGTAGTACCATCAGGCATTACAAACATACCCTGCTTCCCAGTCAACCATGCTTCTTTTGAATAGTCAAGTAAAGCTTGTAAGTCTCTTTGCTCTAGTCTAGCAAACTTACGGAATAAGTCTTCTGTAATGTGTGATGATTGTACGATAGCTTGCTGTGAACTTGCTTTACCTTCGTATGCACCAATTGTACCTTGTCTTTGTCTAGATACACCAGATAACTTTTCCCATTCTTGTAGTATAGATTCTAAAAGTGTTATGTACTGTGATATAGTTTTGATTGACATATCAAGTACTGACTGGTGCTGTGGATTAAGCTGTATACCTTCTTTGTTGTAGTCTACCCATGCAATACCTGTACCCTCTACATAGTACATGAACTTATCCATGTCCCACTTCTTAGGTATCATATTGATGTCAAACTGTGCAATAATATCTTTTGATCTAGCGATAGCTAATTCTAATCTATACTTGTAAATGTTGTAGTTCAATTGATAAGGAATACCAAGTGATACAAGTGAAATGTTATCAGCATTTACATCTGAATACTTTCTACCGTTGATAGGTAGTTTACAAGTAGATGGGTTATCAATAGATAGTCTTTGGTTAGCTACAGGATTAATATTGATATAAAATCTACCATCAATACGTGTACCTTCCCATACTTCGTTTACCCATAGATAGGTTACCTTAGCACCCATCTCTTTCATTTCTTTAGGCATTCTGAAAGTTTCATCAACCTCCATCTCTTCTATAGCCCCAGTCTCTGGGTCCATGTACTCTAAGAAACCTATTCTTTTTCTTGACTTCCAGTATACAGTTACAACTTCTATTAATCTGTTTCTGTATGTGTTTGGATCAGAACCAGCTCTTGCTCGTCTGTATAGTAAGTATGATTCAGGATCTGATTGTCTTGGCTCTTCTAATTCTAATACTTGCTCATCTGTAAGTGACTCGTAGAATGAATCTATAACTGATGATGCGTGTACGTATTTCCTAACTAGTGCCCAGTCTCCATCTTCTACGAACTCAATATCTGGATCTTTGTCGTAGTCAATATCAATAGGGTTAAGTATTTCATAGAAAGGCTCTTTGTTTCTTACACCTCTGTGTGTATATACCTCACCTGCTACTAAAAAGTGAAACCATGCTTTCTGTATCTTGTCATATACTTCTGACTGTTGCATGATGTAAGTCATAGCATGCTGTCCTTTGATAGCTCTGTTATCTACATAACTATTCTCAAACTGATCAGCAATATGCTTTGGCATAGGTATGTCATCTGGGGACTCTAAGTTTTGTAGTATCTCTGGGTTACTTTGACCTAGAGCTTGTATAAACCTTTGCTGTAAGTTCTGATATATTGCTTGTTGTTTTGCATTCTCTTTCTCACTTACAGTATCCCCATTTTGTACGGTAACGGTGTAATTCAGAGGTCTTTTAGACTTTTCGCCTAAGAGGAGATCAATAATAGGTTTGATAATAGGGTAGTTACGCATTTTAGAGGGGAAATTGTTACGACTCTTGCCGTAAGGATGCGTCACGTAGCGATAGTCGTCCTCATAAATTACACCGTTGTAATAATCATATAAACGTTTTAGATCATCTTTACGTTGATTAACTCCATACTGAGATAACTCAATATAGGCCTCAACACAAGACTCTCTCCATTTCTTATTCTTTTTTGATAGTGGCAGCTTTTGCTGCGGTATTTTGTCTCCCCCTAGATACATAGATTACAAAATTAATTATTTTTATACTTTATTTTATACTAGTATTTATTTTTACTTCCCCTATTATAGATATAACACTAGTAGTAATTATTATCAAACCAATCGTTAGTTGCGTTGTCTTCTATTATTTCTTTTACCTCTGCATTGTAAAGTTCCCTAGTGTGGTACATGCCTATCATTAGTGCCATCACACGGTCAAAGTTACCCCTGTAATTGAACTTAATCAACTCTTGTAGAAGAGCTAAATCATATATCTTATGCAGATTAAGTATTGTAGTACCATCATCATCTACAGATCGTACTGCATTCAACCAATCTCGTATATATAACTCACCTTGCCTTTTCCTAGCCTCTGTAGTGTGCATACCGTAGTTACGTTTTACATTCCTAGATCTTAGTTCTTTCTTGTCTAACATCTCAAACTCTTCTTGTAATCTATGTAACTTTCTATGTTGTCTAGCGTATTGTATTACAGCACCACGGTCGTTCTCAAAACCTATCTTAGCATTGTAATAATCTGCTAACATAAATAAATTTTTGTTATATTCGTCTTGTGTGTGTGGTCTACCTACATAGCTAGCAACAATTAAATCATCAGGTTTTGATATATTATTTATTCTCTTTATCACATACGCAGCCCCAAGAGAGCTGGAGTCTGCTGATTGGTTTTGTCCATACGGGTCATGGCACACTACATATAGATTATGCGGTGTTTGTGCCTCCTGGTTTTTATATGGACCTTCATACAGAACTATTGATCCAGTCAGGTTATCTTCTTTACGATGAGGAAAACGTAGAATAGGTCTAGCATCCCCATCAGGCTCAAACTTAATTTTATTGTCTTTACCATAGTACAATCTACCGGCTGTACCTATAGCATGTAGCTTATTTGCCTTTACTTTATTGTATTGTTCTTGTAACGAGCTAATGTCAAACAAGTTAGATGAAACTTGTAGTGTAGCTTCGCTTGGACACATAGGATGTTCCGCTATATACTGGTCATATGCCTTGGGATCGTTAGTACCTTTCTTCTTATTTCTATTACTCTGTTCAAATTCTGTAGCTTCTTCTATATTAGAGTTACCATCATCATCTATAAATCCTTCTAAGTTCTCATAGATAGGCACAAAGTGTCCACATAGTGTACCTCTTGCTCCATCATCCCACTCATTTTCAAAAGCTAGACAGTCATATGACTCAGGATTGTAGAATAGTTCTTCCATACCCTGGAAATCAGCACCTTGTGTACCACCTGTACCAAAAGCTACCATAGTTCCTAATGTTTTATTACCCTGTCGCATTGTAGGCATAGCAACTTCCCATGCTTTTAATAATCCTGGAAAAGATCCTGCTTCTTCAAAGAAGATAAGTTCACCTGCTTTACCACGTACTTTGTCTGGGTCATCTTTTAGTGATACACCTATGATCTGTGACTTCATACCCATCTCTACGAGTGCCCCATTAACATTCTTTTTGTAGCCAGATTGCTTGTGCATCTCCCTATCTCGTAGTCTTGGCTGTGTCCATGCTGTATTATCATCCACAAATGACATAATATCCCAAGCTTTGGATAGTAAACCGTCCCCAATCAAGTATTCTTTCTGCCCTGCAAAGACATAGTTCTTACTATTACGTACATGAAAATAGTTACGTACTAGCATAGCTGCAGCTTTATAAGAAAATCCTTTACGACGTGCTTTTAACACCGTCATATGCTTGTTTTTTTTCCTACATTTGTCTATTGCAGTAAAATACTTCCAATCTCCGTCGTAAAATGCTGGGAATGTACGCTCTCTTCGCGCAATAACTGTGCCATCTGGGAGTTCTTCATCAACAGATCTGTCGATGGGGCAATAGTTTAGATAGAAGTAGTGATTACCTGTAATAGTTACACCATTATGTGTGTATCCATACAAACATCTCTGCCTTTCTTCATCCCAGTACTCAAAATACTTTTTTGTACCAGGTAATGCATCTGTATAATATCCGTTTTTTAAATACTTATAGGCAGCTGGTGCTAATCCTGCGGTGCTTTTAAAAACTTGCTTTTTATATTCACTAACTCCTGACATTTCTCGTATTCTTCTATTTCTGTAAAGTGTTCTATAAGTAAATCTAATGTAGCGTCGTCTCTACCATCCCCTTCAATAGGGTCAAACGGTAAATAAAACTCTAGTAGTTCTCCTTCATTCTCTGCCGCTTCAAATATATCATCAAGAGTTATTTTTTTAGTCACAAAGTTATAAGCGTTCTCCATTGAACTGTTATATGCTTCTAAATCTTCTAAAAAATCCATACTCAAATCTACGAACTATATTTGTTAACTACAACTCCCCCGCGTGTATTTGTGTTTATCTGCTCTTGTTTCTTAACTTGTTCCTCTAGTTTTGTCAATCCTTCTACCACATCTCCCATCTTAGATAAATTTGCAACTAAGTCTTTTGCATGGAATATTGGTCTACCATTATCATCCATTAAGGTCAAATCTACAGACTCAAAATACTTTTCTAATTTTACTACAGATGCTCTAGCAGCTTTCAATAACTTAACTGCAGATGTTTCTTTTAGCTTCTTGTATTTATCACAAGCTGCTTGTACTTTAGGTGATGGTACCCACTTTGATTTACCAAATACCCCAAGTATAACTTCTGATTGTCTTTCTTCTACATCATATACAGAATATGGAGAACCGTGATCACACATAAAGTAAACATAAGCTAGTTCTTTTGTATTTAAGTCCTTAAACTCTAGTATTGTAAGAGTATACGGTGAAGGTACAGCTACATTATCAACTATCTCCAGTAATTCCATTTTTCTTATTTATTAAATTTCTGCGTTCTTCCTTAGAATGGAACTTCCCAAAATAAGGAAGTCTGACAGCATCAAATTTACCATCAGACATTATCTTAGCCACATATTTAAACTGACTGTTTACTATTGCTTCTACCTTTTCTAGTGGTAGATTATATTTAGTCGCTATCGTTTGTATTATTTCCCTCTTGCTTTTTACCATTGTCTAATACCTGTGTTTTCCACTTATCTACTGGGCATGTAGTTGTTTTCCACTTTGCTTTATGCTGAATCAAGCAACCACATTTGCCACATCTCATATTATCTTTTATTAAATATACACAAGAATTGCAATCTGCTAGCCTTTGTCTGTAATCTGTTTCAGATACATTAGGCGCTCCTTCTGCTACATACTTTGCTAAGTCTTTACTAAAACTTTTGGCCATTGACCATATTCCAGGTGTCTTATCTTTGCTCATCTTTCCAGTTTATGTTTACTTCTACCTTTTTAGTATCTAAGCTAAGTAACCTATTTAACTTATAGTTTTTACCATCTTTCTTGATAGCTCCTTTATCTTTCATCTTCTTAACATAGTTGTTCAAAGTATTAAAATCAGCCTGACCTATAACTTTAGCTGCTTCTTTCTTTACCTTAGCTGAGCATATACTAACTTCTCCAAGTATAACTGCAGTATCTACTAATGCTGATAAAACTTTTAATTCTGTTACAGTAAGATTGAAGATACCGTTCCAAAACTGTAGATATTTGTACGTAGAATTTACGTTAATCGTTATCTTCTGTTCCATTCGCTTCTTCTTTTTCTTTTAGATATGCAGCAAGGATAGCTTCGTACTGCTCTATCTTTAGTTTTTGGTTTTCTAGTAGTTGATATACAGCATACTCTACTTTCATAGGTTGACCATCTATGTATATTCTACGTTTATTCTGTTTCTTTGTCGCTTTCATCCTCTACAGTTACAATTATTACATATTCGTGATCACCAATCATGATCTTAATATCCCATGTAGCACTTATATTCTTTTCTGACCACATCTCTAGCTTTGTTTCAAATTCATCATACAATGCAAATAACTCTTCCCAACTGTTAGTCTTGAACTTTGTCCTGATCATCTTTAAACTCTATTTCGTTGAACACGATAGTAGCTCTACCATCTGTTACAACAATTGTAGCTGTGGCAGATTGTTTATTAAATTCTTCTATGTATTTGTCTATGTTCTCGCGTGTACATAGAAAAGAAAGAAATACTGATAGCTCTTTTGCAGCTCTAGATGTAGAATTACGTAACTCGCTTGTTTTTTGCGAATGTTCTATAAGATCTAGGTAGTCTTTTAGATCTATTGTGACTGTACCAGGCATTTTCATTAGAACTTGCCTAATACTTGAAACTCACTCACAAATAAATACTGTACTTCATCAATATGAATCAGCATTGCTTCTGTATTTGGGTCTACCATAATCTTGTCACCTTTCTTACATTGCGTAACTTGTGGTCCTACCGCTAATACTTCTACTATATTTGTCTGTAATTGTCTTGCAGTCTCGTCATCTAGAATGATGCCTGACTTAGTCTTCTTTGCGTCTGGTCTTGGTGTTACAATCCAAGCACCAAATGGTTGAAATGTTAATTCGTTTGCCATTATTATCTATTATTAGTTTGATACTGCAAAGATATAACAAAATATTTTATAGATGCAAGTGTTTTGTGAAGAACTTCACTAATGGATATAGCACGCCCCTAGGCGTTTCACTATTTCAGTTGGGATTTTACCGCTGGCAGTGCTGTCTTTTGAACTACCCAAGGACACTAAAACTGATGTTAATTCATCACACCTACCTCTGTGTAATGTGCCCTAACCGTTGGCTATACCCGCCCTTTTAGAGACTATTGGAGAAAACTCTATTCCTTATTTAGGAACTACAATCCAACTTCTGACCCCATAACTACCTCTCGGCCCTCTGGGGTGATACGCGTAACACGTGTCTCTGTGGACAAAAATACCAAAAAAATTTTAACTACCAAAATCTTTGAGAGTGTGGACCAACTATTGCAAAGACCCCCACTAGCTTTCGGGTTTGGGATAGTCCCGCCTATAATTATTAAACAATTGTGATATGAAAACTAAGTTAGTGAGAATCCTTGAGAAGCAAGTGAACAGACATGGAGTTGAGTGCCGTATAGGCGTAACTGATGATTACATCGACGAAGCAGGTGTGTTCCACCAAGGTAAGTTAGTGTATACTGAAAATCCAAACTTGTTTGACAAGTTTGTAGTAGGATTAGAGGTGGCTTTATAGCCACTTCTTTTTTTTATTCTACCTTTTCTAACAACCTTACGACCTTACGAGTGTGTATACTAGACTGTATTCACCACATTTCACCACATTTTACCAATCAATAGGTTTATTCCTATTACATTATATAACATTATGGATAATATACAAAAACGCATTGAATTGAAACACCTACTTAAGAATCTTCCATTTACTAAAGAAAACTTTGAGTTACTAAAGGAAGAACTTATTGATTCTATATATCCTAAATCAATATCAGAACAAGTTGAAGATGCAATGTCAGGCATTGACCGTAACTTCCAAGAAGATATGATTAATGATATGGATATGGGACAGGATTATTAATTTAAATTCCTAAGCAAGAATCTAAACTGCTTTACTTTTTATTAACCTTTTAATACTTACATTATTATGAAATCTTATTTTCAATTACAACGACTTTTATTTGTCTATAGACTTATGTCGTTCTTATCATTCATACCAATGCTTATTGCTATGGCTATGATACTTGACAACGGTAGTAACTTCACAGTTGGAACCGTTATAACTCTAATCTTATCTGCTTTACTATTGATTGTATGCATCAAACGACAGTCAATGTATCAGCATAAGATGGATAACTTTGATTACAAATACTATCTTGATAAAAAGTATAGTGGGACTGGTGAATCTTTTTTAAAATGGGAAGATGCTCTTATGAGTGAAAAGCCATATACTAAAGCTGAGATTGAGGATATTCCTGGACTTCAAGAGGCGATAGATAGAGAAATATTCGGCGATGAATAGTAACTACACACTTAAGGACTTTGGAGTACTAGTTGTGCTCTTTGTCCTTGCGTTGTGCTTAACTTGTTGCTCAACGTCCACACAACTAACAGGTAACGGATACGTTAAATCTAAATGTAAGATGAAACGATGAGGTTAGTTATATTATGCATTTGTACTATGGCTCTAGTGAGCTGTAGTACAACGCGTAGTCTTGAGCGTATTAAGCTTGACTACGAACTTGAACTCTTATGGGCAGAGTATAATTACAAGGCTGATTCTGTTTGGAATCAGTATCAGAATAAAATCTCGGTGGATGATCCTTCACCAACTGAATAAGCTTTACGCTAAAGGTTGGACGAGATATAAATGTATCCTGGGGGAGCAAGGCTAGCCGTAGCTACTGCTTAATATACCTACGAGAGGATGTCCTACGGATACACTTGATATAATGGGGAGTGAAGTGATTAGTAGCTTCCCATTATTTTTGCGGACAAACAAATAAGGGCCATAAGCCAGTCAAACGCGCGGGTACCACGGCTAGATATAAGTATGAAAGAGAACATAAATGCATTTATTCCGCAATTTCCTCTACTTATATTGCAAACTAACAGAGGACACTGCTGAAAGTGTGTCAAGCTAACCACATTTATTAACCATTTTATACACATTATCTATGCACTACGTAGTTACTTACACTGCAAATTACCGCGATGAACATTGGGTAGACCCAGTTTATCACACAAACAAGTTTTCTAAGACTTTCAGGGATAAGGTAGATGCCTTGCATTTCTTAGGAGAGTGTACTAGCACTCTAAAAGACATTCACACAATAGAAGGACCAGTTGAAGCTGAAGAAACAGAGACACTGAAGACATTTGTTGACTGTGAAGGAACCATTATCTACTATTATTAACATTTTTAAACATTTTATCATGGCAAATTTATTGCACAGTGGTGACCTTACCACTCTAAAACTAGGTCAAACATTACTTACAAGATTCAGAAAGATTGAAGGTGGCTTTGTCCAAATGGAATTGGCAGAAGTCAAAGAAGGATCGCGCGGCTTGTCCGCAGCATTCGTATTTAATCAATCTGATAATAGATTTAGTAGAAATTCAGCACGTAGAGCATGGCAACCTGCCACACCTGCTGATGTAGAAATGACACTTGGTATCTCTGTTGGAGATGCTGAAGGATGGGAAATGGATGACATGGGTAATGAGATACTTACCGTAAATATTCTTAATCCAGTTGCTTCTTTTGAAGGACAAGAGTTTCCATTACGAGTTCAAATTGTAGAAACTACTGAGCCAACTGATTGGCAAAGAGCTAACATCAATACCTCTGCAAAGCGTAAAGGTAGAGATGGAGATTTCATCTTACATAATGGAGATTACATCTTTACACGTTCAGCTATTGTATTTAATAATCCAGTAGATGTATATTTGGAGGCTGATACAGCACCTGTACAGAAGGCTACTATTGAGAAAGTTGATATTGCAACTGGAGAAATAGTATCTTAATATAAATAAAATGGGTATATCACTTGTGTGGTATACTCATTTTTACTATATTTGCTAATATTTATAAAGAATAAGTTTACATAATTATCTAAATCATTGAAAATGAATACATTAATAAAAAGCGCAGGTAAAGTAGTAGCTACTGTATCTGCAACACACAATGTCACAGTAACTGAAAAGCAGATTACTATTGACTTATTTACTACCACGACCAAAACCAAAACCAAAAGACGTGGAAGACCTGCTGGGTCTACAAATAAAAATACTAAGTCTGTAACTAAGACTAAGTAAAAAATTTCACACAATTGTTTTTATGATGATGAAGGGGCCTTGTGCCCCTTTGTTGTCTCAATACTATTACCTATGAACAATACAGTTTTAACCAGAGATGAAGTATCTCTTCTTATACATAGTGTACAGCGTACTCTTATAAACCTTGAAAAATACGATGAATCTAGTGAGATAGTTCGTCAGCACAGGGTATTGCTTAAAACATTATTAGACATGGAGCAAGAGCTGCATGAGGAAACAGAAAAAGAACCAATAACAATATATAAATAATGGGAAAAATGAAAGAGTTATATGCAGCTATCCAAGAGGGAGAGATAGAAACCTTAAGACATAAGATTAGATCAGCTGAGCAACAAGGTCAGCCAGAATTAGAATGGCAAGGTAAATTTGTATCCACAACATATGCT